CCGATTCGGCGTCTCTTCCCATTGGTAATTACCACGGGCGAATTGTTTTAAGGCTTGCACCTCTCCGACAAAGGGTTCGTCGGAGATTATCCCTTTCAGGGCCGATCTCTCGATAGTCCTTTCTACCACATTGCCCCCTTGGAGGCTCTCACTAAGGGTTAATCCCTAAGTCTCTAAAGATTCAAGTTCGTTGAAGACTTGAACTACCATTGGAGGTACCCCTACCTCTACTGGTACTAAAGCCACTTCATTCCGATTTGGAGATGCAGATGACTTTATTCTCGAGACCTCGAATTGTCTAACCGACTCCATAACCATGGATAGGAAAGATTTCTGCGGTCGAGAGAGTTTTAGCTCATAGAACGGGAGTTTAACTCCAAGAACCTGTGCAACAGCCAATAAGATTGGTTGGAGAGGAGCTCTCAAAGAGTCTTTCGGAACTTTAGGTTCCGGAAGCTTTAAAGAGCCGACTCTTCCCACAGGTTTCCGGGTTCCCAGTGTCTCCCTTAACTTAAGTTCTTTCAGAACCGTAAAGACATTACGTCTTGGGTCCTGACCGAATTTAGAGGATAAAGGAGGTACTGCCTCGAGTAGCAGGTACCACTCGAGGATCGCCTTGAGCGACGGTAGGTATCCTGGTTCTACCTTCTTAAAGGAAAGACCTATGGGTTGCAGATCCTGTAAAATTCGAGAGAATTTTGCCGAGACTGCTCCCTGTAGATAGTTCCAATAATGAGGGAGTTCCCAATCGTTATTGGGTCCTCCCCCAGCCAATCGTCTGGAGGCCGCAATGCATGCATTGAGGTCGCCAATCTTGGCCTGGTAGACGTCTTTAACAAAGCTAAAGAGCTGAGCTCTTATCGCTTCCCCAAGATCCGCTTTTAGCGAGTCGGCCGTATTGATTGCAGGGACCAAAAGTCCTAACCAATCTATTACACGGTCTATGTGGAGATCATTTGTTCCTACAAATGGATTCCGCAGAATGAACTCAATAAAACGGGTTTTACCCCCTTTCTGCGCCCCAGTGAGCTCACCTTGCAAGGCGAGCCACTGATTCGCAGTCAGTACTCTTCGTAAGAAACCATTAGGTTTGGTGTCTCCCCCATCATAACGATGGACGATCCGGTTGGCAAGCTCTTTCCGTCGGTCCCAGTTGAGGCTTTTTAGTTCCTCGCCCAGGCTGATCGGAGAAAGGTTCTTGTTACCAAGAAGCGTCTGTGAAGCGAAATTCATCAATCCCTTACGGGATATCAGAGACTTCGCAAGACCGACCTTGATTCCGAAGTCGTTACATACGTTAAGGTAGGCCTCAGCTACCGCGGCGTCGGCAATGACAATGTCATCGCCTAATACGAGATAGTGAGGAAACCATCCGCTTAACCCAGCTCGCTTTGCAGCGAACTGGACTAAGGCGTGATGGACCAGAGCTAACGATGCCCAACTTGAGAGTAGTCCCATTGGTTGACCCCGCGTGTAGCGAACAAACTCCTTCTGTTTTCGGATATCCTTCGGGGATAACCACTCTCTGGACTTCATGAGGTCTAGCCAGAGATCTGCTCCTTTACGACCT